TATGTTCTCAATATATGTCTTATATTGAAAAAAAAAATCCAGATAAAAAAGGTATTGAAATTATAAAACATGTTAATGAAAAATATAGAGATTATTTTACTAATTTCAATTACAAAAAAAAAGAAAAAGATAGTGAGGCATATAATTTATTTGAAGCATATGAATTAGACCCCAAAAGTTTAAAACATAATATGTTTTGGTGTAGACAATGGGGTTATTCTAATATTAAATGTGATGAATTAAAAGATTTAATTGGTAAAGTTGATTGTGGTAAAATGATTGTGGCACATTGTCCACAATTTCTTGACCCTGATAAACCACAAACAATTAGTTTTAGATGTCATAATGAAGATAATGGATTTAATTTAGCAAGAATTGATTTGGGAATGTCAAGGGCTTTTGAATATAATTGTTGTGATGATAAGCGTTTAACAATAGATAAAGACAATTTTGATGAAAGTAATATTCAAACGTTTTTAAAATATTTAAAATTTAATTTTAATCGTAAAATACAAGTATTAAAATTAATAAATAAAGATGATAAATTAAATTTTAATTATTCATCAATTATTACTGAAAAATTATCTTGCTTACAATATTTATTATTAAAATATGGAATTAAAAAAAAATATTGGAAGAAAAAAGGCATAAAAAGTAATTGGATTGGATTTGATTTAATTGATATGTTATGTAATAAAGATTTTCTTAAAAAATGCAATAATGACAAAGTTGAATTAAATAAATCATTCTCCATAATTGAAAATATATTATGTGAAGTAATTAAAAAAAAGAATGAAGATAATTTATTTTCTGTAGAATGTTTTTATAAAAACAATCATTTCTAAATTACTTTCATTTATTATTTTACAACTACAATTATTATTAATTTTTACAACTTTATTTTTATTTACATTGAATTTATTCATTTTAAGTTTATTTTCAATTGTCATTAATTTATTTACATTAAAATAATTATCTTTTATTAAATAAACATTTGTTGGTTTTATAATTATTTTTTTTTCTTTATAATAATCAAAATTGTTAATATCCAGTATTTCATAATCATTTGGCAATGTATAAAATATTAAAACCAATATTAATGTTAAAATAAAGAAAAAATAAAATAATATAATGCTGTAATTTAATATTTTTAAAATCATATTATATATATATAACTTACATAATGAATTTAAGTAATATTATTGAAGAAATCACTAATATTAAACAAAAAAATATAATTTTTATATTAATAATAATTCTTATAATTATTAACAAATATTCTATAATTGATGGCTTATTTAAACAAATTATAATTGTTACTATAGTTTTGGCTATTTTTGATGTTTTCCTTAAAAAAAATTTATTATTTGAAAATTCAGATGAATATTATACATTTATTATTAATAATATTATTTCAATGGTTCTTATTAACTTTTTAATTTTCTTTATTAATGATAATTTAAAAAAAGATACTTTTATCACTTTATTTTATATTGCTTTTGCCTGCTTATTTTATGAATTAATTGTATTCAAATTATTTAATTATAATAATTTATGTAATGAAAAATTAAGAGATATGACTAAAATAATTATGCGATTATCAACTATTAATATATTATATAGATATTTAGAACAAAAACCTTATGATAAATACTGGTTTAATAAATCATTTTCACAATTATGTAATTTCCTATTATTTAGTATTGTATTTATTCATTAATTCCATATTGTTTAATTAATCTTTTCACTTCTCTGATATAATATTTTATTGCTTTATTTGTTTCTAATCCTTCCTGATCTTTCCAAGCATTATATTTACTTTTTGCTTTAAAATTTAAAAAACCTGGCTCATTAATATTACAATCTCCTTCTATTGATTGTTTATATAATCCATATAATGTTAATAATTCATCATCTTCAGGTGTTTCATTTAGATTTTTTACAATTTCTGAATATTTGTCAAATTCTTCTTTTAAATCACTCATATAAAAATATTTATATTTAATTTTTTAATTAAATAAATTATAATTTAATAGAAAATATTTATTCTAATCTGAATCTGAATCACTATCTGAATCTGAATCACTATCACTGTCAGAATCACTATTTGATACTTTTTTCACTGGAATAATATCCTCATCACTCTCAGTATCAGATTGAATATTTTTTTTATCATCCTTCTTTTTAGTGTCTTTCTTTTTATCATCCTTTTTTTTAGTGTCTTTCTTTTTAGTATCCTTCTTTTTATTATCCTTCTTTTTAGTATCTTCATTATCACTATCATCACTATCATCATCTGATGATTCTTCTTTCTTTTTAACATCCTTCTTTTTAACATCCTTCTTTTTAGCATCCTTCTTTTTAGCATCCTTCTTTTTAGCATCCTTCTTTTCAGTATCATCATCACTATTATTTTCTTTTTTTTTCTTAGAATCTTCTTTTTCATCATCATTTTTCTTTTTAGGTTTAGTTTCTTTTTTAATCATATTCTTAAAAGTAGGTGGTTTTTCAACATTTAATAAATCTTTAAGTTCTTTTTTGAATTCTGTAATTTTTTTATTATACAAATTATTAGAACCTTTAATAAGATCATCAATAAATTCATTATTAATTTTATCATTTAATTCATCAAATGTTATATCATCTTCTTTAACTTTTAAATTATACATATTACAATTATCACCATAATAAGATGTGTAAGTATTAATTTCATTTTCTTCATTATAATCACTTGATTTAATTAAATTTAAATAGACAATACCTTGCTTAAAAACCGCATTTCCGTATCCAACAATGATATATGACATTTTAAACTATCTTCTTTTTTACTTCAAATATGATAAATATATATTAATAATTATAATTCAATTTTTTTTTTCAATTTTTTTTCATCATATTATTGATATAAATGAAAAAATAGCCTTCTTATTATCGTCAATCCTAATTTTCCAGAGATATGTGAATATAAACTTGGAAATCAAATAATATTATTAAAAAAATAAAAGAGACTAGTTGGATATTATATTACTAAAGCTTGTTTAACAATAATTATAAATTTATTACTATTTTAGAAAGTAGCTTACCAATAAAATCATTTAATAATTTTTATAATGATGATGTTATAAATGATAAATGTTTATTCTTGACACGATAACAATCTACATTTTTCTTCAAATACATATAATGTTGATTCTACATCTCTATATTGTAAATAATCACATTTTATAATATTAACTCCATCAAAATTTTTATGAATACTTCTTACTTTCATTTTACCTGGTAAAAGTATTCTTTCATCACCTTCTGTAGATGGAATAAATTTTTTATATGTTGATGAAAGAAATTTAATTTCTAAAAATGGAACTCCAATTGGCAAAGTTATCTCCATAATAATTTTTTTATTAATATCATCACTTGTAAAAAACAATGCTTCTGAATATTCTGTTGAAGTTGATATTAAACTATCAATAATAAAATCTTCAGTAAATCCATAATCACCATCAACACCTCTATATACAATTTCTTTGTTTAAAGAAGAAGTTATTTTATTAAATGTTTTAATTAGTATTTTTGAACTTTGAACAAGAAAATCATCTAGTTTTATATTATATCCACGAAGTATAGCATTTATGGCTGGTGGTGTTTCTGAAATATACATTAATATAGCTTCGGATTCGTCTTTTGAAAACATATAATCTTCTTCTTTAATTATTTTTTTGCTTTAAATATGATAAAAATATATTAATAATTATAATTCAATTTTTTTTCATCATATTATTAATATAAATGAAGAAAATAGCTTTCTTATTTCTTATTATAGACAATCCAAATTTTCCAGAGATATGGGATAATTATTTAGATGGTAATGAAGATAAATATACTGTATATATACATCCCAAATATCCTGACAAACATACTTGGAAGCCAAATAATATTATTAACGAATTAAAAGAGACAGGTTGGGGATATATTACTGAGGCTTATTTAGAGTTATTTAAAGCTTCTATTAATGATAAAGATAATTATAAATTTATTACTATTTCAGAAAGTTGCTTACCAATAAAGACATTTGATAATTTTTATAATGATGTTATAAATGATAAAAGGTCATGGATTAAAAAAATGAAAATTAAAAATTGGGATATGAATGAAAGAGTTATTAAACATATTGAAAAAATGAAGGATAATGATATATACATACCTGAAATAAAAACAATGTTTAAACATTATGCAAGATTTTGTTTAAATAGGGAACATACTGAAAAATTAGTAAAAATGAATAATCAAAATAAATTAGATTTTTATCATAAAATGCATGTTGCTGATGAATTTTTTTTATCAATATTATTCCCACTTAATAATTATAGGGATTTTGAAGTAACATATGATGATTGGGATTATGTTGAAAATGAAAGAAATTATATAAATAAATTAATAAAAGAAAGTTATGAATTTAAAGAAAAATTTAATATTGATATGGATGATGAAATTAAAGAATTAAAATTTTTAAGAGATGATTTATCCAAAAACCCAAAAACAATCATAGATGTTGTTCCAGATTTAAATAAAATAATTCATTGTAAATCTTATTTTTATAGAAAATTTGCAAAAACAAGTAATATTAATAAATATTGGAATATATTAATAAAATTTTCAAATAAATAATATTATTTTTTTTTAGGTTCATAATGACCTCCAGTCCATTCTATTTCATAAATATTATTATACTTACAACTTATTGGATAAAAATTAATTCTTGAATGTTTTATATCTCTATAATTATAAACTATTATTTTACATTTCCAAATATTACAAGCTACTTGAATTTCAATTGCTCCACCCCAGGTAGTATTCTTTCTCATTTTTCTTATATAATCTGGTATTTCATATTGTAATATCAATTTAGTTTCTATACCATCAATTATTTGTTTATTTTCTTCAAGATAATCACAAATTTTATTTCTTATAATATTACTATCTTCTTTTATAAAATATGATAAACTATTAAATAAACACGACATTAAATATATAAAATATTAAAAAAATACATTGTCATAATATTTTAATATAATTTAAAAAATAAATAATTTTATTAAGTTAATTCATATAATTGTTTTCTATAACATTTATTATCAATATTACTTATTGTTTCTTTTCCAATTTTTTTAAATCCATATTTTTCATACAAGTTAAATAATTTATTATATCTTTCCATATCTTCTTTAGCATATAGTCTTAATTTTTTATCAAAAAAGTTCTTAAATTCACTTATCATTTCATAACTATAATTATTTCCTCTTTTATTTTTATAAATATGTAATATATTTATGAAAACATTATCATTATTTATTTCATAAGATATATAACCAATATCCTTATAATAAAAAATCATTAATTTATTATAACAAAAATTTTTTAATTAAATAATTATATATTTTTTTAATTCATTAAAACACTCAATATGATTTTCATCACCTTCTATTAATACTCTTAAAATATTTTCTGTTCCTGATTTTCTAATAAATATTCTATTTAAGTTATATTTTTCTTTTATTTCATTTATTTTATTAACTATAAATAAAGGTTCAATTAATTCAGTTTCATTATCATCATTTATATAATCATCTTTATTACAAACATTACTTATTTTATAATTTGATAAATTATATTTTTTAAACTCAAAATATTCAAAATCTTTATTCATAGCATTTAATAAACTTAAAATTAATAAAATATTAATAACAGCATCTCCAACAATTGGATTAATATAATTAACTAATTTCAAATCAATATTTTCATTTTTCAAAACTGTTCCGTGTCCGTTGTTTTCAAAATAAATTCCTACTTTTCCATAACTCCTTGCTACTTTATCACAATTTTTTACACCAGTTTTAGAACATTTTAAAATAACATTTGGAAAAATATTTTTTATATGATTTATAAATCCACCATTACTATAACTTGTATATACAATACAAATATCTTCTTCTCTTATATTACAATAGTTAATTATATAATATAAATATATATAACTTAAAGTATCACCATCATATAATTTATCCATCTTATTATCTTTTATTTTAAAAAATATAGAACGGTCAGCATCTCCATCTACAGAACCATATATACCATCTTCTAAATTTAATTCATTATCTTTATTATTTATAAAATAATCTGTTCCGCAATTATTATTTAGTAATTCATATTTTTTTGTATTAAAATTAATAAAATTTGTAGTATTTATCCATTTCTTATTATCTATCAAATTATAAATATTTTGAAAAGTATATTTAGCTATTCCATTAGCACAATCAATATTTATTTTAATATTATTATCTGTTTTATTTAATAAATTAACAATATAATATATATAATTATCATCATTAATTTTAAAATGATGTTCTGGAGTAGATACTAATCCAAAATTAATTATATTTATATTATTATTACAACTATTAATTCCATTTGTTATTTTATTAAATATCGTTTTTGATGAATATCTTGTATCATATCCTATATAAATATTATAAGATTTATTTGTTTTATTATATGTAATTGGTTCATCATTTATTACATGTTTAACTAAATCATTTTCTTCATTTTGTGAAATCATATTACCTTTTCCATTTACTATTTTAACTCCATTATCAGTATAAATGTTGTGTGAAGCTGTAATCATAATACCATAATTTACATTATATTTATGACACATATATGACAGTATAATACCTATTTTGAAAGAGATATTAATAATATTGTCTGAGTTAGAACGAAATCCAGCAGTTCCATAATTCATAATATTATTAATAATAAAAAAAATAATTTATAGTATCAATTTATCTTTTTCAAAAAGCACCAGCTATCATTGTTTTACCATTAAATGCTTGAGCACTACCTGCAATTAAACAAACCACAATAAGAAGTAATCCAATTAAAAATGAATTATATGGTAATTTTAAAACATATACAGTAGCAACAATTGTTAAATAAAAGACAACTAATGCAATGATAATATTTAATAACATTTATATAATATAAAAAATAAAAAAAAAATAATTTATAGTAATTATATATTATTATGAAATTGATTGCTGTTTTTCAAAATAAATTAAAAAATAGTTATATAACTTTTTCACAAGAAAATCCTAAATCTGAAGTTATTGTAAATGGAAATATTAAAAATCTTAAAAAAGGAAAACACGGTATAGTTTAAATGTATAATTTTTTATGTTTTATTATATAAAATTATGCATTTAAACTATACCAAATATTTATATAATTATATTGAAAACAATTTATAATAATTTTTTTTCAATATTGTCATTCATTATATAAATAATATTACAAACAATTTATGAAAATAAAATAAAATATAATTTTCATACCACAAAAATTTAATAAATCATTACACCTAAATCACATTCAATATCAAATATTTTATTTTCGTTATTATCTATATCATCTTTTAATTTATCAACAATATCTTGAGTTGATTTTATTTTATTATTTATGTTATTATCTCTAACTACACTTTTACTTATCATATTTTGACCATTATAAATAGCTGTAGTCATAATATTCAATATTGAATTATATAATCTTTTAAATTGAATTTTACCTTCATCATCAACTAATGAAAAAACACTTCTTAAATATAATAAATCAATAGTATTTTCACTTGTATTTTTCCATATTTCATTTTCTAATTCAAGTTCTTCTTTATCATCTTTATCAATTTTTAAAATCTGCATTATACAATTTCTCATTACTTGACGCAATACTGTTTTTTTATCTCCATCTATCCATTTTTTACCATCATAATATTTTATTCTATTTCTACTCATATCAGTTATATATAACAAATGATTTTCTGGCTTTTTTTCATTAACATAATATGACTTGATAAATTTATCAACCACTAATTCATAAATATTTAAATTACTCTTCAAATATTTTATTCTATCTTCTTTTGATATTTTTATTTTATCATATACATTTGTATTTTTTTTATCTTTTTCCTCCTTGATTACTTTTTTTAACACTTTAACCTCTTTATTAATCTTATTATTTTTATTTTTTAATACCTCTATTTCCTGTTTAAGTTCTTCTATTTTATCATTTTGTTCTTCAATTTTATCACTTAATTCATCAATTTTATCATCTTGTTCTTCAATTTTATTATCGTGTTTTTCAATTTTATTTTTTATTTCAATTATTTCATTATTTAATCGTTTAAGTTCTTTATTATTATTTTTTCTTTCTTGTTTAAGTTCATATTCATTATATACTTTACATTTTTTTAAATGTAATGACATTTTTGTTTTAATTGATAATTTTTTATCACAATAATTACATTTATTATTTTCAATAACTTTATCACAAGGTATTTTTTTATTTTGATGTCTTATTAAATTACTTTTTTTTTTAAATACTTTACTACATATATCACAGGTAAATAAATCATCCATTATTATATAATATATAATATAATAAATTTGTATATTTAATTTAAAAACTAAAAATTATTTTTCTATTTTCAACACAATTTGCTCAATTTTGGTTTCTTTTTTATTTTTGAGAAACCAAAATTGAGCAATTTGTTAAATAAAATTATAGATTTGAAAAAAACAAAAAATTATTTTTCTATTTTCAACACAATTTGCTCAATTTTGGTTTCTTTTTTATTTTTGAGAAACCAAAATTGAGCAATTTGTTAAATAAAATTATAGATTTGAAAAAAACAAAAAATTATTTTTC